TTATGCAGGCATCATACCTGCCGCAGGATCGTGAATGACCTTAGACGGGTCAAAATCAACGCCTTTACGGAGGATTGCGTGGAAGATCCTCAAAGCCTTGCATGCCACTACTACGCGCGCCTGACGCCGTTTTAGAGGGTTCGTTGTCCGTGTGGTGTATTTGACCTGTAAGGCCTTAAATGCACTGTTCCAGGCTATCAGAGACCCCGCAGCTTCATACATGACTCGTCTTAAGGCAGAACGCCCTCGCTTGCTGATGCGATGTTCACCGACCTTCTTGCAGGATTCGTTGTTAATCGCATTCAGTCCGGCAAGCTTCACCAGCTGCTTGGGATCGCTGAAGCGGTTGACATCGCCCACCTCTGCAATGAATCCCACAACTGTCTGCATTCCGACTCCGCGTATACTCAACAGCTTGTCGACGTTAGGAAGCCGGCGAACCTGCTCTTCAAGTTTCCTGTCAAGCTCCTCCAGCCGTTCACTGTTCCTGCCGAAATCCTCAAGAATGTACAGGAAGGCAACTTTTTCAGCGGCGCAATAGTCCAGCCACATGTTTGCTGCAACGGCCTCCACAAGCTTTTCAGCCTTTTTCCTGCCGCCGGTGCCCCGCATCTTTTTCGATTTCCACAAGAGCAGAATTCCGTCAACGCCAAGTTCATATACGTCTCGAGGCAGCGATGCTATTTCCAGGACAGCCAGGCCGCCCTTGGAATCATACTTTGAATAGCAATTCAGGTATTCCGGGAAGTTTCTGCGCAGCCATGCCTGCATACGGTTCCGGGCCCTCGCCATGTTCTTCACAACGCTTTCCCTGACATTGAACAGGCTGCGGATCTCAGCGTAATCTCCCTGCGGATCATACGGTTCAAAGAAACGTCCTTCCCGCACCAGATCCGCAATGACTCGGGGATCCTTCTTGTCGTCCTTGCTTGGGGAGTTATCATCCAGCTCCTTCGATCTATGGACATGGAGTGTGTTCACCGTAACAATCTTGAAGCCCTTTTTGGTCAGATACTGTTTGAAGCATAGCCAGTACACACCCGTGGGCTCACAGCCGATAATAACCTCCGTAAGGCCGCTCCTGGCCTGTATCTCCTCAATCCACTTGATGAGGAGCAAAAAGCCTTTTTCGTTGTTGGGGAAGAAGAAAGCCTTGGCGTTAGTTAAGAAACGGGTTGATAAGCGATCGCCTAGCATGAGACCACTAATCCCTCACTTTGAGCTCGAGCTGGGTACACTTCTATCCGTGCTGTGTTGCATCATGTAACAAAGTATCACCTAGATTGCCTAAAAGCATACACCTACTTGCCGAGCATGTGACTATAAATAACAAGATAGGCATTATGCAGAGAAGAAAAGAGCTCCAAATGGGGATTCTATATCTTCATCAGACATTATCGCGTCGAGAGTTCACCATGGAGGTTGTGGTATGGAACCCATCAACCCGGTTCTTTACTAACGCCAAAGCCTTTTTGGTGTACTCCTCGCCCCGCCAGTTCATGGCCCGTGCATAGTTTTTCTCGGAGCCAATGTCAACTCCGATGATCAGATGGTGTTCTGATACTTGATGCAGCTTCTTTGCTCGTGTAGAATTCTTCATAGATGGTCTCCTTACCGTGTGTTGGATTGCGTCTCGATGGACGTCCTCCATGGTAACAGAGGCCATTTTAATTTCCTATTGGCGATTTACTGAATTACAGGAATGCTTTCGTTCCATTATACCGCCACAAAGTACCGCTGATTTGCGGAAACGAGGCTCATCACACACAATTGTGCAGGCAACATGTGATGATGCAAGTCCTTGAATATATCCAATCCGGTCGTCGCGGGAATAAATCTAATTACGCCCCAAGGTATCAAAATCTGCGGAAAATGGCCGTATTCTGCGCAATTGTCCACGTTCAGATCGTCCTCTTGAGTGCCGGTTGCGAACCTGAGAGTCGCCTATCCAAGCCTTCTCCCTATATACTGATGAACCACCTCATAAGAAAAAATCACATTACGCCCACAGGTTCCCAAATCCATGGAAAACAGCCTCATTCTGCGCAAAAGTCCAAGGGTTCGACAGAGCAATGGACAGACGCGCGTAATATCACAGAACAGGTAATGGCAGCCTACCTAAGGAGTGTGCTCGTTGTGATCTCGATTCCGATCTTCACAGCACAGTAACTGAAGGCAAGAGATGCAGCAGACGCAGCTAATCTACGTGCAGTGTATGCCGAGGTTTCAGCGAAGGTTCTAGAAGGTGAAGCAGATGTGACTAGTAATCCTGTCACAATTACTGGCACAAAGGTGGGCTTTACTGGAGTTGATAATATCGCAGGCATTTCGACAACGACAGACAGCACCCTTAATGCAGCCGTGAAAGGTCAGAAAATCACAGTAACAGCTCATGCAAATGGTGCTGCTCCGACGTTTGCGGTGAAACAGTAATTTCTCAACGAGAATAGAAACCATTATTGAAACGCCCTCCGGAGCAATCTGGAGGGTTTCTTCATAAGCAAAATCCCTCATCACGAGGATGAGGGACCTTGTCACATAGAAGCTATCGGATAGCTCATGAGCCTGATTTATTGTATGTGGCGCCAGTGCCATTATCTTTAGGAGTCACAGAAATAGTTGAATCGGTTGTACCGGTTCCTTCTGTGATGATAACTTTAAAACTATTGATTGCCCCCGATGCTCCATAGTCTTGCGCAGCAGCTTCCTCAGGAGCTTTTGTTGAGGTGGTGAACTTACCTGTCGACACATCATAAGTACCACCTTTGATGGAATCGTCAGTCAGGTAGGCCGCAGCTGCAGCCGCATATGCAGCTCTAGCATTTGCTTGGTTTGTAGCTCTCCTTGCCTTAGTAAGCTGTGATGTGAAGATCGGAATCGAGATCGCTACCAGGACGCCCGACGAATAGGCACTGCCAAATATTGATGTCTTTCCTTATTTATATACTATATCTTGTACTTCTGTGGCTGGGCAGAATTTCCTTGGTTCCCATAGTCTTCTGCAAGCGGGCATAATTCACTTCCGTCCTAATGGTATTCTGTAGCAGACATAATTTTCTTTCGTTCCTACGGCATCTTGCAACCGGGCATAATTTATTTGTTTCCCCATACTCAAAAAAGACCCTGCCATCAACGGCAAGGCCTCTGCATGCTTTCTCATAGCTTTACGTTCTTCACGGTACCGTCGAGGAAGGTGATGGTGAAGGTGGTAGAGTTATGGACCTGCACTTCTTCAAGCACCATCCGGGTGAGCTCCGGAATCTCAAATTCCAATCTGCCCTCGGCGGTGAGTTCGATCATCTGTTTCCCCCGGATCCTCTCCAGTGCATTTTCCGATTTCTGCATGGCCTTCCAGTGGTCCCTGAAGGACTCACGATTCTCCACGATGCTGTTCCATGCGATTGTGAAAGCTCTGCGCAGTTCTTTCTCCTTCACGTTCCCATTCGTACAGATCTTTCCCTGAGCCTTCTCCGCATTCAGGCACTTCCAATATGGAGTGTTCCCATTGGGATTGAGGCGATGATAGCCGCTGCCACAAAGTCCACAATAGACCCTCCCGGAGAAACCGCTCCCCGCCTGACTGATGATCTTGCAGATCCCATGACTCTCCATGAAGCCCTCTCTGCGTTTCAGCTCATATTGTGTTGCTTCCCAGACTTCCGGAGTGACCAGTGCCTCATGGTCTCCCTGCACATAGTACTGGTCTTTCTCGCCTTTATTCTCGACCATCTTCTTCGTCAGGAAATCGACCGTGTATGTCTTCTGCATGAGAAGATCTCCCTTGTACTTCTCGTTCTGCAACATGCGCTGAATTGTTTTCGCGTTCCATCTGGCCTTTCCGGTGACGCCCGGTACCTGCTCTGCTTTCAGTTGCTGCGCGATGCCTTCGAGCGACCAGCCCTCAAGAAAATCCCGGTAGATACGCTTCACTACCTCGCCCTGCTCCGGGTTGATGACAAGGTTGCCGTTCTCGTCCTTATCGTATCCCATGAAGCGCTCGGTGTTGATCATCGGCTGGCCTCTTTTGAATTTTGATCGGATGCCCCACGTTGTGTTCTCCGAGATGTTCCTGCTCTCCTCCTGCGCAAGGGAGGAGAGAATCGTGAAGAGGAGCTCTCCGGATGCCGCCATCGTATCGATGTTCTCCTTCTGGAAGTAGATCGGAATCCCGAGGTCCTTGAGCTCCCGTGAGTAGTGAAGGCAGTCAGCGGTGTTACGAGCGAATCGGGAAATTGATTTCGTAATCACGCGATCGACCTTCCCCTCGCGGCATGCCCGCATCATTTTCTGAAAGCCTACTCTCTTCTTTGTTCCGGTGCCAGAAATCCCCTCATCGGAGAAGATTCCTGCCATCACCCAGTCGGGATTGTTGTTGATGAGTTCTGTGTAATAATTGACCTGATTTTCGAAGGAACCGAGCTGTTCTTCCTGCTCCGTCGAGACTCGGCAGTAGGCTGCTACCCGGATCTTTTTCTTGACTCCCTCAGCCGACTTTCTGATCGGGCTTGCGGGAATAACCGTAACATTCTTTGCCATCGATGATCTCCTTTCCAATGTAGACAATGCCGGGATAATCACGCAGGGATTGCAGCATCTCATCTGGCACCCGGACTCCCTTGCAGATCGCCTTACCGTACCGGCTGCTGTTGTTGCAGATCCATTTCACGCTCCCATTGTTAGCGATGATGCGCCGCAGCTTCCCACCGCAGTATTTGCAGAAGATCCGGTCCTTGTATGGATAGTTCTCTTCAGACAGCGCCGGGGCGTTATGACTATGCCGCTTCTCGGTGTGGCTTCTGTGCCAGCTGATGCTGTCCTCATAGGTAAAACCGGTCACCCTGCCCCGGTCGGTGGTTTCTGTGATGTACCGGTCTTCGCTGAACGCTCCCCAGCTTCTTACCACCTCGTCAGGGACGGAAACACCGGAGCAGAAGGAACCGGTGAACTTCTCTTTTCCAGAGCATATCCAGCGGTTCTTCCCTCCGGTGTAGGAACGCATCAGCCTGTGGCCACACTTCGCACAGTAGAGCTGATCCTTATAGGGAAAATTGTCGAGAGGTGCCTTCTCCTCCGGTTCCGGTTTCGATTTCTGCCGGACACCGAGTGCCCTCTGCGCTTTCTCCCAGAGCTCATTCGTCACGATCGGTACATGATTCTCTGCGTAGTAGAGCATCGATACCTCGCCACAATTCTTCCGGAGCTTCCGGTGCTCATCGACGTAATGTTTGAACTGAACAAAGTCCCCTTTGTATTCCTCATTCTTCAGGATCCTCGTGACCGTGGTCCGATAGAACTTTGCCCCGGTCTGCGTTTTGACACCCTCGCCGTTCAGGTAGTTAGTGATCTGACCGACCGTGAATCCATCGGCTGCCATCTCGAAGATTTCCAGCACCCGGTCTGCATTCTTATCCGGAACGATCTCCCCGTCTGCATTCTTTGTGTATCCGAACACCCGTTGGATCTGCTGGATCGGTTCCTGACGTTCGGTCTTTCTCTTGATCGTCATCTTGGAACCGAGACGATTGGCTTCACTCTCTGCCTGCCCGAAGGCAGCGAACAGCGTCATGAGCAGCTCCCCACCTTCTCCGAGCGTATTGATCTGCTGCAGTTCGAAGTACACACCGATGCCCCGGCTCCGGAGAAGTCTGGTTGCATCGAGCACCGTGCCGGTGTTCCGGGCAAAACGGGTGATGGACTTTGTGATGACCAGCTCGAACTTTCCTTCTTTCGATTCCTCTAGCATCCGCTGGAATCCAGGTCTTGCTTCCTTGAATCCCGAGATGCCGAAGTCGTAGTAGATCTCAACCAGCTCGTAGCGTGGATCCGCACCGATCGTCTCGCTATAATGCCGTATCTGGTTTTCCAGTGAATATTCCTGATCCTCGTGCTTGCTGGATACCCGGCAGTAGACCGCTGCCCGGATCCGCCGATCCCGTGATCTTTCTATGTGTGGAATCAGGATCACGTTACCCGAGGACGATGAAGTCCGGTTCTGCTGTATGCTCATGCTGTTCTGCCCCCTTCATTTTCCGGCGCTGATTCCGCGCTTTTTCCTGCTGCGCTTCTGTTCGAAAAGCCGCGTTTCCATCCAGATGCTGCATCAGAATGCGTCGAGTCTCTCTATGCTCGTTACCGCCCATGCCGATGCTGTTCATCCAACCCCGGAACGTGTACCGTTCATTGACCGCCTGCACCGGATCTGCCTTCACCCACGCAGCAGTCTCGCAGGATTCGACCATCCCGTTCGCCAGATCCTGAAAGGCGGCAAACTCTGCCTCCGGTCTTCCTTCCGGGAATCCTGTGAACAGCACCCTATCTGAAAGGAACTCGATCCCTCTGGTAGCTCTTGTGCCTCCTGACCGGACAAGTGTTTCGTTGAAGTCCACCAGCTCTGTAGGGCAGGCATTTTTCAGTCTTTTGACCAGAGCCCTGGAAATGTAAAAGGCATTCGGCTGGTCGATAGCCTTATTGATCAGCTCTCCTTTCGAGGCAAGCATGTTGATGAGGTTTACCCGGGTGGTAACGCGTTCTGAAAGCTCCGCCTCGATGGCAGAGCGCTTTGCCTCATCCACGGCGTATCCGGCCTCTATCAGCTTCTGAAGGAGCGCTGGATCTGCTTTCTCATCACTCACGCGGATGTTGCCGTTCCGAAGTACTGTGTATGGGCCGACCTGATAGTTAAATGTCGGTGCTCCGGCATAATCCGCCTTCTCTCCTGTTTCGCTTTCGAGGAACCGCACAATGGCTGCCCGGTCCTCGATGATCGTTTTGATCTCCATACTTCTCTCCCTTTTTTCAGGAAACCCTGCTGTACTTGCCGTTTCCGAAGTAATCCGCGACATAATGCTCATGGCAACAGTATTTCCGATGCTTGTTTCCGTAGACCTCGAAGGTTTTTCCGCAATAAGGACACACCTTTGTGTAGATCGCTGTCGGCTTCTGTTTCTGCTCATCCCGGTGAATCTTCCAGTATTTTCTCCGGCAGTCCTCGCAGCAGAACCGCTTCTTTCTTCCCCTGCTGTGCTCATTTATTGTGATGGGCTTTCCGCAGTAGGCACAGACCTCACGGTTCTGAATCTTTGATGGCATTTCCTCATCCACCGGAGTCTTATCGCAATCGAGATTTCTGCACTGATACCGGATTTTCTCGTAGGGAAGGCGGGTGTATTCCGCAATCTTCCGGTAACTCATTCCATTTGTTCTCAGCAAAATCGCCTGCTGTAAGGCTTCATCCTTTATTTGCATCTGACCGCACCTCCTTTTTCGGTAGTCCATACATCACTCTTGTATGCGATAGTATCAAGTTATTTCTTGGGCATTCTTCCTAATATATGCATGGCCGGAATGCGCCTCCAGATAATGAGCGCGCGAACAATATTTCCGGTCTTTATCGCCGTAAACCTCGAAGGTTTTACCGCAATACGCACACACCTTGGTATAGATCGCCCTGGGTCTCTGCTTCTCCTCGGAGCGATGCAAGTGCCAGTACGCTCTGCGGCACTCATCTGAGCAGAACCGCCGCTTCCGTCCCGGCGAGTCATTCTGCGTGATGGGCTTTCCGCAGTAGGCGCAGGCTTTCCGGCTCTGGATTTTGGTGAGTAGGGCCTCGTCTACTGGTGCTTTGTCGTATCCCTGCTTCTTGCACTGATACCGGATCTTCTCGTAAGGAAGACCCGTGTACTCCGCGATCTTCCGATTGCTCATTCCGTTCTGTCTCAGCAGGATTGCCTGCTGCATTTCTTCTTCCGTCATGGTTGTTCTCCTTTTGCGCTGAGGTTGTCGATATAGAAATCCCTTCACTACTCACAGGACAGTTCCCGCAAGGTTGAGCAAAGGAATCTTTGCTTTCACCTATCAGCGGACACTTCCCGGGCGTTTTTGTGACGGGACGTGAAATTTTCCTGCAGGTATATGCGGACCATTCGCACGCGATTTTGAACGGTCAGCGGGGATTTTTTCATCCCGTCACATATAAACGGAACTTTCGGAGACGATTCGGAAATGGAATAAGAAAATTACTGCCATAACGGCAGCAGAAAGCGATTGAACGATTGAAGTTAGACGTGTAAGGTTAAATCAGAAATTCAAATTAGAATTTAGGAGTGATATAAATGATTAAAGATTTAATGTATATTGAACTAAAAACAGGATATTCTGATGATGGTCCAGCATGGATTGGATATGTGAAAACTTCAAAAACCAAGAAAACCATTTACTTTAATGACCATGCTTTTCAAAAATATAATGGTGGTTATTCTAACTATGTAGATATTGAAAACGGCGATGAATATTGGATTTCTGGCTTGAAAAAGAGAGAGAGCAATCGTCATTGGGCCGGTCATGGGAAAATTATGATTGACCGCAGAGCTGTTAATGAATATCTTACTCTGATTGGGGAGAAAGAATTACCCCTAAATTTGTTTGAAATAATTGACATTGAAGACAGATTTCCAGTTGAAAGAGTAAATAAGCTTTTGAACGACAAAGAATAAAATTCCAGCTTATCGAAATAAAAATAACGGCCAGCAGGCAGCTCGCAAGAGTTACCCACTGGCCGTATTTCTTACTTCACTCGGATCTTCCATCCCACCTGGATCTGATTCACATTTCTGATCAGGGCTGAATTCAGCTTCTGGATTGCCGCCACGGACGTGCCATACTTCCGGGCAATGGCAGACAGCGTATCTCCGCTTCGTACCGTGTAGTAGGTCGCCGCTGACGCTCCGAGCAGCTCGTTCACCTTTGCCTGCACGGCAGCGTAGTCGTAGCCAGCGGTCGTGATACGGCTCTTTCGTTCTTCGCCGTTACCCCACTTCCCAGCAAGCACCTCCCGCGCCAGCTCATCAATCGTCTTGTGTGGCTGAACCGGTGTGGTCTCCTGCACACTGCCCTGCTTGGTGTAGCCGTTGAATCCACCTGCCTTGATAATGGATGGATAATTCTGATACGAGATATCCATATCCACGTTGCCGGAAATACCGTCCACTCTCCCGGAAGACGAATACTGCCAGATTCCGTATGTCCCGCCATAGGTGCATTTTGAAGCATATTGTGCTACCCAATGCGTGAATGGCGTGAGCTTTGAATCATCCAGCCTGTCCCGGAACCCGGAATAGGTGGAACTGTAGATACCGGCGTAATAACCTGCCGCCTCCAGCTCTCTGCAGAAGGCAATCGCCGCTTCGGTAGCACCGGCCTTTGCATTTGCGGTTGTTGCCTCGACATCCATGAAGACAGGATATTCGAACTGCTTGCCTCTAAGCTGTGCAAGAAAACGCTTAGCATCTGCCCTTCCTGCTTCTGCCGAGGTGCAGGCAGGCCCTACGAAATAGTACGCACCGACAGCGATACCGTTTGCTTTTGCTTTGCGATAGTTCTCTTCCCATCTGGGATCGGTATAAAGCCCCGCGTCCGACCCGCCTGTCTTGATAATGGCAAACTGGATGCCCGCCGCTTTTACCTTTCTCCAGTCAATGGCCCCCTGCCAATGACTCACATCGATACCTTTGAATTCACTCATGATCTTCCCCTCCTTCAAAATAAGAAAAGCCCCCTGAGCAGTAACGCTCAGAGAGCCTGTGTACTCCGTGTGACGGACGGAGCATCCGAGATATGAGGATCACCTCCTCTCACTGATTGGTCTTTGTTAGCTGCTTGTAGATCTGGTTCACGCCAGTCGCCGCAAGACCGGATACGATGCCGACAGCAAGGGCATTGATGATATCCTTTGCCGGGAAGTCCGGCATCAGATACAGCCCCGCAATGCCGAGCACCGCGCCAACGCATCCACAGATCACCGGGATAAGTTCATCCTTCACGGAGCCAGCTGCCTTGCAGCCGATACCGACCAGATATGCAATCACCGTGATTGCCGCCACACTTGCAATTCCAAAATCCATAGCTTCAATCCTCCTTCTCGTTATTTCTGTCTGCCGTAAGCGGCAGTTCCAGACACTTCTTATACAGGGACTCTCCGGTGCCATTACCGCCAAGCGCCTTGTATGGCTTGTACAGGTACTCGAGGTTGCTCCGATCCTCCGGAGAACACCATCCACGGGCAATAAAAAAGCTGCAGGCCTGATAAATCCGGTCGTGCAGCAATGCCATCATTCCTTCTTTGATTTCGTCATTCTCCCGTTTTCGCCGGAGCAGCGCCCGCCAGAGCCATGTGATGATAGCAATGATCAGGGCGAACAGCTCCTGAATCCAGTAGCGCAAGATAAAGTCTATCAATGGTATCCCCTCCCTTAATCTTCTACATACACCATGAGGTACTTGTACTTGAGTGTCGCCTGATTGTATGCCATCAGGGTCGTCTCATCATTGGCCACCCCGGAAGCAAACTTGAAATGCCCGATTTGGTCTGCATCTGGGTAGGACGTTGTACCATTGTCTCCGTTATCCACGATGCACTTTCCTGTTGTTGCATAAAACCGGAACCCGTTATAGGTGTCCATGTCGGTCGACAGGGTTCCGTCCGAAAGCTGCACTTCGACAACTTTCAGACGGATATCCGGGTCGCTCTTGGTGAGTGAAGACCGCTTCAGGTGAACAGCGCTGTTTGCCTTATACGTGACGAATCCATTCCCATCATCAACATCCAGCGCAAGCTTCGTTACCGCAGCAACATTCTTGATGTGGTCAAACGAGGGCTTTGTCACTTCTGTGACATCTCCGCTGGATCCGCCAGAGCTGGATGTTGGCAGAGTCAGCACCTGCTTGGTTCCCGCCGAGGACCGGATGGTAAGCTTTCCATCACTCAGATCAAACGAGTAGGTGGTATCGGAAAAGACCGCACCTTCCGGTACATCCGCTTTTACGGTATGGCCGTTCACTCTGGCGGCATCGTCGACTATTCCGTCCCCGTCCGAGTCAAATTTCGAGAGCACATCTTCTGCTGTGGTCAGTTGATTTACTGCTTCGCAGAGCCGCTTTATCACCTTGCTTTTCCCGGTATAGTTTACCGTCATCTCATGCCTCCTTCAGATCTGTAAGGGTATAGGTCACCTTCATCGAAGTGGCTGAAGTTTTCGTAACAGGAGAAGAAAGGTTGCAGATCGTCCCGATATACGATGACGGAATGGATTTTTTCGGATAACTGTTGTAGTGAAAGCTGAATAAATGTGGACTTTCATAGCCATAGTCTGGAATGGCCACACTGCTTTTCTTTATGAACTGTCCGTCCGGGTAGATCAGCAAACCGTTGCTTGTAATGACGCCGCCGTTATACATTGGGTAGAGTCCACCGACTTCGTACTGCTTGAACTGGTTTAAAAGAACGATGTTTACCGGATTCGCCATCTCGACTTTATAGACGCTGTGGTTATCATATCCCCTTACATAGTAGAATCCTCTCGACACGACAGCATCGTTTTTTGCTGTCACGGATGAGAGCTCTATCGTCTGCTCATCGCCTTCCTGCGTGAAACTGAAATCGTTGATCTTATATTTCCTTACAAAAAGAAGTGCGTTGCCGGAGGAATTCTCCATGCCGTAGGTATAGTAATTCTCATATTCGCTGCCATTCCAGCGGGAATTCTCCTTCCGGTTCATACGGATCAGGTACAGATATCCGTCCTGCCCGTTTGAAATAACCCAGTTGTCCCAGTTATCCGTGCCGGATAGATTAACGACCTTCTCATCAGGCCCCCAGTATGGGTCTGATACCAGAAGTTTCCAGTCTGGCACTTTTTGCCGGATGATATTGCCGTAACGGTCCGCCTTGTATAAAAATCCCTTATCCTCATCGAAGGCAAAGCCGTATTCGTAGTCCGTCGTGTTTGCGGATTCTCCAGCGTATAGATTCAGGGGATTCTCTCCGGCGGTGTCTCTGGTAAGAGCCAGGGAGGCGATCATCCCGTTTGCCTGTGAAGTGGAAAAATCCCAGACAGATACATACCCTGTGTCCGTCCTCTTTGTTTCCAGAGCGTTGATGCTTCCTCGCATGGGATCGTCTGTGTTTACAGTTCTCGAGGCATGGCCGATCAGATGAACGTCCATCGGAAAATGCACGTTCTCCGCATTCTCCTCCAGCTTCCCGTCAAAAAGAAAAAGGCCTCCGAGACCCCTTTTGCACGCTGGAAGCATTAAATCCGATAAATTAGCGCCGCAGGAGACGGCATGCCCCATCGCGTAGGTCAGAGCATTTGTCACCATGTTGTCCTGCTCGATCCGCTCGGTAAAACCGCTGTTGTGGCTGTGCAGCTCTATACACACATGTCCTTTCATTGCTGTATCATTCCTCCGTATATATTTATTGCGTAAAGTGCCGAGTCATTTTCCAGCACAGCCCTTACCATCAGCTGATTCGATTTTTGCAGGGCGTCCTCCGGGATCTCACGGATATCCGATTCCGTCATAGCGGCATTTTCTTTCCATTCATTCTCAGCGTAGCCCATCCAGTTGGAGCCATTATCGAATGAGATATAAAAAACCGCGTTTTTCGAATCTGCTGTAAGGTGCGTTGCGTGGGAGACAGCACAGGTCGTTACTGAAAGACTGGTCTTAAGCGTTGTAGAGCCGGACCCGATCCAGCCGTTGTCCTTTACCTCGCAGGACGTAGTCACTTTGTCGGCATTGGCCCACGGCGCAAAAACCATGACGTCAGAAGTAGGTTCAGCCTTCTCTGCAAAGCCGCCAAAGATCGAAGCGATATTGAACCCGGCCACACGGTCTGCGATAAGGCACGGCGTATCATGAAGAAGGCGGACGTTTGCCATATCTGAAAACCGGTTCATGATCCGGCTGATGATGAGTCGATCCATCACATCCTCTGCCGTGATCTCGCCGTCCCATTCACCGTTTCCTGCCAGTCCCATGCCGCTTACGACCCCGAGAACCCCATATCTCTCGATCAATAGAGAACCGCCTGTTACGGACAGAACGACATTCCACGTATGAATCGCTGCCTCCACAGCTTCGAGTTCATACCGAAGGCGCAGGATATGCGCTCCGTCCTGAAAGGTTTCCACAGGATGTCTTGTGGTGATCTCCTCACCATTCAGGTAATAAGTGGCTTTGATGACCGCATCATTTTCCGACGTGCTCCCGGAATCTCCATTTTCTGTTGTATCAACCGACAGAAGGATCTCCATGTCGAAGGAGATATGCGTGGTTTTCTGGACCGCAAACTTTACGAACATGACAGAGCCTTCTTTGCCATCAGCTATATTTACCGCCTCGGCGTTCTGGTAGAGCACATAGTGCATGTCGTTATCCGTCTGCGATGAAAGCAGACCGGCAATCGTCTTATCGGATTTACTCTTGGCGGATGCAAGAGAAGGATCCTGTCCCACGCCCTGGATTTCATAGGAGCTGTTGTACTTGAACGTGTATTTCGTGATGCAGAACAGTTTATCCGCATCGCCGATTCCTCCGGGAAAGGAAAGTACATCTCCAAGGTCATAGGCTGGATTTCCGATCATCGTGACTTTGAAAGGCACATAGTCGATCTGCTGAAGTGCTGTAAGGATGGCACGTCGCTGTTTCTCAAGACTTTCTGCCACTCCGTACTGGAGGAAGGGATTGCTGCCTAGGTTATAGGTGAGTCCGTTATCCTCGTCCATCCCGTAGTAGCTGGTTGTTTTGTCGCTTAGATTTACACAGGAGATGCCGGTGTATCTTGTCTCAAAATCGGAAAAAGAGCCTCCGCTGAACCGATGGCTTGCATCTATGACATCGGTGACATTTTGATGGTAGGCGCAGAACTTTATCCTTCCCGCTCTGTCGCAGGTCACAAAGCACCCGACAGCGGCAGACAGCCACGATAAGTAATCCCGCCAGGTTTCGATGTCATTTTCTGAGTGAAGGGAAAGCGTCTCTGTGCCGTTAGCAAAATTTGCGAATTCATCTTCTGTGGTAGCAAGAGGCACTTTGCAGCTCTCACAGGCCATCTTCGCCAGATCATACGGCTTTCCGGCGGTCGTTCCTAACGAACAGGTCTTATCGAAAAGCGACAGGTTGTCGTAGGCTTTCAGCACGATGCCGGACTGGGTCCACTGCGCTTCGGAGATGAGATAGACGCCGAGAGGGATATACTCGTATGTGCCGTCCGCGAGCTTTAGTCCGAAAAAGGGCGTGATCTTTTCACCTTTCAGGGAATAACGCTTTAGGTCTATGTTCATAAGGGTAATATCCATCTGTCCGATATAGACCTGCCCGATAGAGATCATCGTATCGTCGGAGCACTGGTTGGTGATCTGACAGGAACCGGCGAGAATGTTCTCGTCGCTGAAGAAAACATCGCCGACGCTTCCCTTCATGGAAAAATGCTGGACCGGCTGCTTCATGGCAGCCTTGTATTTATCGCTTACGGCGTACATGAAGCGCCTCCTCCTAATGCCTCACTAGCAACTCTTAAAACTCTTCCAGATCAAAGCTCACCGTGTAGAGCCCATTCGTGCCCTTCGTCTTTTCCGAGTTCTTCTCCGGAGCAGTTTTGAAGTTTCGAATCCGCATCGCTCGTGTCTTATAATCCTGTGTCTTCAGATCATAGAGTTTCACCGCAATACTGTCCTTGTCCCGGAATGCAGCAAACGTCGCTGCCCAGCGGCTCGAACACTGAAAAGAAGCAGAGACGGAGAGCTTGTCATACCTTGTGACAATGACCTGATCCGTTCCTGCTTCCGTCTGGTTGGTACTCTCGACGACGGCATAGCTCTCCTCCCAACTTTCCGGTGTAAAGAGCTTTGTCTCGTCAAAGTAGATTGGATAGTCGCTTAACATCATCGCCCTCCTGACCGGTAGTTGCTCCGCTGGGTTGCCCGGACGACGATCTCATCAATTCGCTCCTGTCCGATGTAGACCGGGATGATGATATCGCTGCCACCGACTCCTGCCAGAGCCCCCTGTACGATCTCCGCGAGCTTGTCGGTTCCAACCACGGCTTCCTGCCCTGCTTCCCCTCCGCCAAGGAGCCTGCCGCCTGCAGTGCCAAAGATCGTCGGGCTGTTCAAGATGTACGCATCATCCATCGCCTTCCGATACCAGCTCACCGACAAATGCGGTACAGACGGAGGGTCAATCGATAGCTTGCCGCTGATCGAGAAATGAGGCAGCCTGATGTGGGGCAGCTCCAGACGGCATCCCGCGAAAAATTCGCTAATCCTGCTTAGGCCGCCACTCACAATACTTTTGGCATTCTCAATCATTGACGAGAAGGCTCCTTTGATTGCATCGAGCTTTCCCTGTGCAGAAGACAAGGCATCGCCGAGCTTCCCTCCCGTCAGCTCATTGATCTTCGAGAATCCTGCCTCCCAGATCGACTTGTAGGCATCGACCGCCGTTCCGATCACGCCCTTGATGCCGCCGCCGTGCTCGTCCACCGATACCTGAATGGCATCCCACGCGGTGCCGGTGTTTGTTTTTACAGTGTCCCATGCGGTACTGATGGTGGTCTTTACGGTATCAAAAGCAGTACCGGCTGTCGTCTTGATCCCGTCCCACACACTGGAAAGAGTTGTTGTAATACCGCTCCATGCCGTCGATGCCGCAGAGCTAATCGTTAACCATGTATTTCCTAGAAAATCAGAAATTCCAGTAAAGACTGTGGTTGCTGTCGAACTGATGCCGCCCCAGAGCTCTGTAAAGAAGCTGCTGATTCCGTTCCAGACGGTTTCCGTCACAGACTGAATGCCGTTCCACAGCCTGGAGAAGAAGCTCCCGAGCCCTTCACCGATTGACTGTACTCCGGAGCACACGGTTTCCCAGACTCCTCCGAACCACTCAGAGATTTCTCCCCAGTGTTTCACGATCTCAATCACTGCGATCACAACAGCTACCACCGTTGCAATGATTCCGATGATTGGAAGGATCGGAACAGACACTGCCCCAATCGCAGGAATCACAGTGCCAGAGATGAACCCCACAAACTTCCCGACCACGCTCGTGACGGATCCGACCGCTGTGACAACTTTGCCAACACCGACGATAACCGGTCCAACAGCTGCCGCAATGAGGGCTGCCTTGACAATGGCTTCCTGCATGCCCGGAGACAGGCCATCCCACGCATCCTTCAGGGCAGTCACCACATCCTTGATCTGCGTCATGGCCTCGGTGATCATCGGGGCAGATGCATCCACGATCTCTGCACCGAGGTCCTTCAGGTTGTTCATCACAACCGTCATCTGATCGAGTGGATCAAGCGTCTCATTGAAGGTGTTCTCTACGGAACCTGCATAATCTCCGAGCGTGGTAGAGAGATCATTCAGGGACAACTTCCCGCTCTGGACCGCGTTGTAGATAGCACCACCGGCGCGGGATCCAAACAGGTCATAAGCTGCCTGTAGCTTCTCCGTATCCGAGGCATTGCTGCCCATCGTCTTCGAGAAGTCTTTCAGTGCATCGCTCAGGGACTGCCCGTTCTTCGTTGCTACCTTCTGTGCCTTGGTAAGACCAGTGAGCATCGTCGAGGTATCAAGACCAGACATCTCGACCGCGCCCATAAATCCTGCCGCCTGTTCAGCGGTAAGCCCCATCGACTGGAACTGGGCGGCATTCTTGGCGAGGTCTTGCGAGAGGGTATCCATCGACACACCGGTTGCCTGCCCGACCTGATTCAGGGCATCCAGCAGGTTCCCCGCATCGTCTGATGACTGACCGAAGGCATTTAGAACAGAGGATACGTTATCGACTGAAGTAGATACATCCGTGCTGTTAAGTGTTGCGAACTCCACGAACTTTGTGGAAAGATCCTCAAGAGCGTCGCCGGTTAAACCAAATCTCGTGTTCACCTCGCCGATCGCATCACCTGCAGTCTGAAAATCAGTCGGGATCGTCTCTGCGATAGACTTGGCGCGATCTTGCATGTCCTTTAATGCAGCGCCAGAAGCTCCCGTTTTCTCTGTGACAGTATCGAGGGCTTCATCGACTTCTTTCCAAGCCGCAACCGAGGCTCCTGCAGCGGCAGCGACGGGGACCGTGATGCCTTTGGTAAGTCCACCACCGACATCACTGATCTTGCCACCGACCTCTTTCATCTTGTCACCGGCAACCTGAAGCTGCTGTCCGGCAACGGAACCAAACTTCTTGTACTCGTCCTCGAGTCCTTCAAGGGACTGCTTGGTGGCTTCGATCTCACGAGTCAGAGCTTCCTGCTGTTTCTGCGTCTCCTCGGTCTGAGGTCCGGCTTTAAGCTGAGCGAGAGCTTCCTTCTCCTCAGCAAGTTTCTTCTTTGTCGCATCTATCGCGTCAGTTAGATACTTCTGCTTCTGAGCAAGAAGATCAGCGTTGCCCGGGTCCATCTTCAGGAGTTTATTGACGTCCTTGAGATTCGACTGAGTATCCCGGATTTCTTTGTTGACGCCTTTCAGGGCATTGGAGAGCTTGGTAGTGTCGCCATCCAGCTCAATGGTTATGCCCTTGATACGATCTGCCATGTGCTCTCACCTCCCTGAAAATGGCAAAAAGAAAGCACCGACTCATCACCGATGCTCATTAAAACAAATCGAAATCCTGCTGCGTGGCGACCTGTCTGTACTCGTCATCGCAGAGGTCATTTCCGGACTCGATGATCATATCCATCACAAGTCCTTCCTCCACATTGTCGAGTTCCGTAAGAGAAAAGCCCAGCTGCTTGGCACGCAGCATAAACACAGCCGTGTTTACTTCCCTTTCAGTTGGGCGGCTTCTTTTTTTGGCTTTGACGTTGTCCTTCTGGAACCAAGATAGAGCGTGACAAACTCCTGCATATGCAGGAATAGCTCTGCTCCGTCAAACTGATCCGCCCACGTAAGGAAGGCGTCGACATTCAGCGTGTTCATATCCTTCTTCTCCGCCTGCGCGTTCATGATGAAGGCAAGTTTATCGCCGACTGTCATATCGGTCTGGTCGTCCTCGCTGTTCTCCATCTTGTTCAGAAGGATCATCAGATCCTGATGGAATACCTGCTTGTAGCGATATGCCGTGGTCCCCGTTGCAAGAAACGGGAACTTCTTTTCCGACCCATCAACGAGTCGGAGTGAAATTTCCTGATACATGAGATCCCCTCCTTATCACTTGCTGGAACTGGACGCAGTCGTGCTGGTCGATGCTGTACTCGTAGATGCAGCAACCGCAGCAGGCGTGTAGACCTTGCTGTACCAGCTCTGATACGTTGCATCAGCGGTGTCCGCACCAGAACGGGCCTTCACGATATTCTTGCCAAGCGTCGCATCCTTGATGCTGGTTGCGTTGATGGTGAGACTCTCCGTCTGCACCTCGATAGAATCCTCCTTCGTGGAAGACGCGACAGACGGTCTCGTTGCCGTGCAGTTATACATGACGTGACGGATCTCATTCACATCGCCGTCAAACTCAAAGAGCAGCGCGAAGTGAATCGGCTGAGCGTCCGCATCCTCGATCAGAACGCCGTTTCCATCCTTGATCTCGCCGAGAACATTCTCTCTGAAATCTTCCGGCACCATCGCGGACTCGAAATCTCCGTTGTAACCGCTGTTGGCTGTAGTAACGAAGTACTGCACACCGTCCGCCCAGAAGATTGTCTGGTCTCCCTGCGCATCCAGCGAAAGAGATACAGCACCCGGCCACGCCACAGGATCCGCGAAGGTGGCTGTCCCATCTTCGGCAATCGTCGCGATGGCGTAGTGCACGTTCTTCAGATTGTATTTAACCTTATTCTTCTTGTTCGCCATTTCAGGCCTCCTGTTCAAATGAATACAGGACCTCATAGAGCTTTTCTGACTCTATCCAGGTCTCTGTCTTATCAAAGAAGATCCCACCCTTCACGAGCAGGTCTTCCAGTTTCTTCTCTGTCTCCGGATCTTTCTGATCCGTGTAGAGTTCAATATCGATCTCTGTAATCGGGAAATACACGGTGCCGTCTGCAGCAAAGTTGTCGCTGTTCGGACAGCGGTAACAGATAAAAGGAGGATCCGGTCCTTCTCCTTCTGCGAAGTGATCGTAGGCAAAGGGAATACCCAGCTCCTCCAGAATGGTGATAATCTCGTCCATCATTTCAGCTCCTTCTCAATCTCATCCGTGAGCTTTCCGGTAATCTCCTCCTCGACAGGAGCGATGTGCGGAATACCGTCCACGCGGCCACCTCCTCTCTTGGCGTGGCCTTTTTCCAACAGATGCGTCAGACCATAAATCTTGTTATGAACAACCACCTCCGCACCGACTGCCGTTTCCTTCTGAACCGTGGACCGCCAGCCCTTTGCGTACTTTCCGGTACGCTTGGGTGATTTTTCTTTCAGCTCTTTCACAGCTTCTTTTCCGGCATCCTTGATCTCCTGCTTCACGACGTCGTTCACGTCATCCACGTAGTCGGAGAGCGTCTTTTCGACCGTCGCGGCAAGATCATCCACCTTTATCTTCATCGCTTCACCCTCTCGCACTTGAATTTGAGACTGTTGTGTTTGAATCCCATCGGATCAATGGCGGTTACGTTGTAGATTGCATCACCAAGCCGGATCCGGATCTTTGTGGAGTCGAGCCCTTCGAGACACTTGGCGTACCGGACCGTGAAGTCAATGGAATCGGTACTGTTGATCGTTCCTGCTTCCTGCTTCTCGGATCCTCCGCCCTGCACTGGTGTCGCCCAGCAGGTGTAGAAGTCCGTCCATGTGTTCACGTGGTTTCCTATCCGGTCCGTTACCGTTTCATTCTTCTGAATCGTGAGCCGCACATTCATCGCTGCGATATTCATCCCGCACCCCCTTAAAACTGAGGATCCCGCTCTCCGAAGAGCAGGTTCCGGAGAGTGATCGTCAGGGCGTTATGATCGGCTTCCTCCCGATGCTCGTTGAGATAAGCGAGCGCATAAAGAATTGCCACTGTGACAATCGGACTATCTTCATCTCCGAGGGAATCTTTACGCAGTACACTCGCGACCAGACTCTCGGCAGCATCCAGTTCCTGCTGAATGATGTCGTCCTCGTCGTTTGAGTCGACCCTGAGATATTTCTTTCCTTCATCCAGTGAGAACATCACTGCCTCCCTCCAGTCAGAAAGAAAGCCCAGGGCTCTGACACCCTGAGCTCTCAACATTACTTTGCTACAACTGCAGATCAGGCAGATGCGCCTGCCTTCATGATCTGCACGGCTTCCGGAAGTACCAGAAGACCATCAACCCTCTCCTTGGCCACGTATCCGATCATGCCGTTGCCCGCGAAGAGCTCTCTGAGCTCCTGCATAGAGCGGGTCCCACGATCGCCGATGTTGTAGTAAGAGAAGTCACCGAATGCCATCACCGGCTTGTCAGCAGCAAGCTCCGGAGCGTAGGCACTGGTGTGGACAGCATAGCCGACGAGTCTGTCCGGCTCACCTGCCTGATAGGACGGCTGCCAGATGTAGGCTCCGTTGTTGTCCTTGAGCTTACGGAGTGCCGCAAGGGTCTGGTCGTTCATGATGAACGATGCCTTCTTACGGTACGGACGCTTCAGGGCATACACGAGATCCAGCACATCATCGGTACCGAGCTTGGTGCCAGTGAGAGTCTTGGATACGGTGCCGCCGTTCGTCGCATCAAAGATGCCGGTCGGCTTGCCTTTGCCATCGCCGTTCAGGAACGCATCCTCCTCGGCGTTTGCAATCGCGATACCGAACTGGGTCGTGATGTAACTTGCAAGATCAAACATGGAGTCGTAGAGAAGTTCCTCGGTGACCTTCACTGCCACATGCAACTTGTGGGCATCAAGGATCTTCTGACCGAACTTCGCATCGGTAAACTGAAGGGCACCGCCTTCCTCGATCCATGCAGCGGTCGGCTTGGCACCGGCAATGTTGATCTTGTGCTCCCCGGAAGTCGTGATCTGGGTCGCAAGGCCTCTCATGATGTTCTCCTCATTCAGAACATCGATGAGTCTCGAATCCCACTTCTCCGGAACGAGATATCCGCCATCGGCGTCGACACCCTCCTGAAGGATGTCAGATACCTGATGGAAGTTGGTGCGCATGGCAGTCAGCATGTCCTTGGCATACTGATCGGAAGCGCGTCCCTTTCTTTCCGGCTTCTCGCCGGTGCTGGTCGGCATGTTGGAAAGCGGAGCAGAGGTCGGCTGGTTCAGCTGGGCCTCAATGGCTGCCTGACGATTCAGGCGGTCGATCTCTTTGGTAAGATCGGTGATCTCCTTCTCCATCCGGTCATAGGTTTCCCCGTCTTCTGCAGAGAGAACACCGTTCTCTCCTCTGTGAGCCTCGAGGAAGGACTTTGCTGCCTCCCATGCTCTTGCTCTCTTTGCAATCAAATCCTGTACGTTCATATGTGTTTTCCTCCTCACATCATCATGTGCAGAAGATTCAGGCGATCCATGAGGGCATCCACGCTCCGGCCTTCTTCTGCTTTATTGGTTACTGCATTGCTTACTGCGTAGTGTTTCTTCACCTTGTTTGTGAAGGCAGCCGCCATCTGACGACTGGAATACAAAAAGCCCGTTCCAATTTTGTCATGGTCCTTGTCCGTTCCATTTTTGTCAGGGGCTTTTGAAGAAATATCCTCATTGGACTCTTCACC